CAAAAAAGCATTGACAGTTTAATCACTAAGCAAACTGCTTGGAATACTCAACGAGATAATGATGTTGAAAAAATTGGTCGGGCAATTATTGAATTAGAAAACGTTGACATTGAAGCTGAGCTTGCGAAGCACAGCGACCTAAAACTTTTCGAAGAAAAGTCAGCGAAGCTAAAAAGCCTGAACAAAGAGAAGGCGACGCTAGAAGCGGCGTTAACGCAAGCGGAGCGAAGCGTAAAAAAATATGCAACGGAGTTGCAGTCGCTGGCAAACAAAAAATGCCATGCTTGTGAACAGGAATTACATGATCACAAACATGAAGAAATGACTGCTACTGCACAAAATAACTTAACTGAAGCACAGAAGTATCAAGACAAGGTACAAAGTGACTTGAATAAAATACTGACAGAAGTTTCTGGCCTAGGAGAGTTAAGTAATAAACCAAATACCTATTACGATACACTAGAACAAGCACTTAAACATCAGAACAATCTCAAAACTCTTGAAACACAGTTAACTATCCGTGCTGGGGAACAAGATCCCTATCAAGAACAAATTGAAGAATTGATGAATACTGCTATGCAGGAAATCACTTGGGACCGTGTCAATGAATTGACCAGTCTCAAAGATCATCAAGAGTTCTTACTAAAGTTACTAACCAACAAAGATAGTTTTATTCGTAAGAAAATTATTGATCAAAATCTTGCATATCTCAACAATCGTCTAACTTATTATCTAGACAAAGTTGGGTTACCTCACAGCGTTTTATTCCAAAACGATTTAAGCGTAGAAATTACACAACTAGGACAAGATTTAGACTTTGATAACTTGAGTCGAGGAGAACGAAACAGACTTATCTTAGGATTGTCGTGGGCATTCCGTGATGTATGGGAAAGTTTATATCAGAATATTAACTTGTTGTTCATTGACGAACTTATCGACAGCGGTATGGATGCCGCAGGCGTTGAAGGAAGTTTAGGTATTCTAAAGAAAATGGGCAGAGAACGTCACAAAAATATCTACTTGATCAGTCATAGAGATGAATTGATTGGTCGTGTTAATAACGTTCTCAAAGTTATTAAAGAAAACGGCTTTACAAGTTATAGCAACGACATTGAAATCCATGAGTGACGAGATTCAAGACAGTTTACATGACAAGTTAGTCAAGGCATTTATACAGTACTGTACTGCAAATGAGAAGTTTGAAAACTTTGGATTTGCTGACAGTGCTGTAGCCGCTCGTAATGCTCTCAACGAAATTGGTCATATGATCAAAGATCGTAGAAAAGAAATACACGAGAAAAGAATTAAAATGCACGGGCACAAAAGAAAAGGCATATTACCCACTGAACCCAGTGAACGCAGGCAAAGAAAATTAGACAGGCAGCGCCAAAAAGAACAGGCACAAAAGAACCAGGATACTAACTAAGTGAGTGCAGTGGACATATCAAAATCAACCAGTAGAAGACATACCAGAAGGCTACATTGGCTTTGTTTATCTCATCACGAATCTTAAATCCGGACAAAAATACGTAGGCAAGAAACTAGCACAGTTTAAAAAAACTAAACCACCACTTAAAGGCAAAAAACTTAAAAGAAGAACTACAGTCGAAAGCGATTGGCGCGATTACTGGGGATCTTCCGATAGGCTCAATGCAGATGTCCAAGCACTAGGTCCGGAAAACTTCACAAGAGAAATACTTTATCTTTGCAAATCTAAGGCAGAAATGTCATATCTAGAGGCAAGAGAACAGTTTGAACGCAGAGTACTAGAAAGCGATGAATACTATAACGGTATTATCAATGTCAGAGTAGGCGGATCAAACATTCTAAGGCAACGTCTTCAAGAACAATCACAAGGCAAACTCAACGGTTAACGCTGGCACAGGCTAAATTCGTGTGCCCAAATCCCTGGTGATGTCGCGGGGTAAGGAAATCTCTGCCGTAAGAGTACTCAGCAACTATCCTTAACAGGACGAGGATCGGATATGCCTTCATAGAACCGGTTTTGCTGTTTAAAAGAATTTTCAAAAGGCTAAAAGAAGGGTAATCCCCTAACGGCTACAAGTATGATAGCGTATATTTGTAGACCTGCCGTCAGTATAAGACGTGGCTCGAGGTACAGGCTGACCGCCTCTGTAATGCCATAACGCTGTGTGACATTGTGCAACTCAGATAATGTTCAAACTTTTGCCCGCCAGGGCAAAGTGTGACTGAACAATCTAGATAATGCTTAATGTGCTTCGCACTTAAAAATACCTCTATAATTAAAAAAGACAAGAATAGTTCGAGCGGAAGCGAAGAACAGATGAACGTAGTTCATCTTAATTGGTAATAAATATAATATCGCTAAGGAATACTCTAGAATGAAAGCAATTGAAATATTATCTAAAAGCAAAAAGATCGAAGAAGGTCCTGCTGGTATTATAGGACAAGCGGCTAAACGTATTGGGGCGGCTGCTTTAAGTGCTGCCGGGCTAAAAACATGGGCTGGACAACTTAACGATAAAGCAGATGTTGGCACTTTTGCTAATAGATATTCTAGAGAGTTTGACAAGTATTTGGCTTCTGCTGGCAAAAATCTCAACAGTGCTACTTTTGCAGATCTTAAAGATTTTATGAATCAAAATAAAATTCCTGCGCAGAATGTTCCTAATAATCCTAACGGAGTTTTAGATAAAGATATGGTTAACTCCATTTTAAAAAGAACTGCAAGTGATTACTTAGGAGGCCAGGCTTCAGATACTGCACCAAGTACTAAAAAGACAGCGGCTAGCACACCAGCATCGGCTCAAACAACTGCTACACAAGGAACGCAGTCTGCGGCTCTTGCAAGCCAGCCATTTAATGTGCCTGCTTTACTGCAAGTTATTCCGCAGATGAATAAGAGAGATCTTAATAAGATCCTTACTGCTACACAAACAGCATTACAAAATCCTAAATTGGCTTCTAAAAAGGCTGCCGCAACGCCACAGCCAACAAGTACTGCTAACATGACACCTGCACAAGTTCGTGCAACTAAACAGGCTGCGGCTGCTAATGCGGCTCAAGCACAAATGAAAGCAAATCCTGCACCAGCAAAGCCAGCACCTGAACCTACACCTGCACAAATAAGAGCAGAAAAACAGGCCGCCGCCGCAAAGATGGCGCAAGATCAAATGGCCACAAGCGCACCGCCCGGTCCTAAAGTTTGGAAAAATAACAGAAATCCAAGTGCGCCTGCTACAAGCCGTCCTACAAAACCTAAAAAGGCCGTAGCAGTTTAAAAGAAGGGCATTCCTGATTTTTTAGTAGTTTCTAAATTATCTTTGATAATTTCTGAAATTACTTTACGGTCTTCGTAGCACATTGCAAATGCGTCGTCGACGTTGACACTGCCTCTCATATACCAACAAAGTCTAAAGAGTTCGTCTTTGATTTGTAGTACTTCGTTATCCAGCCCCTTAACCATCTCCAGTGCTTCGGGGAGAGGAAGGCTAAGGAGCCTTACCCGAAAAAATTTGAACTGTCCAATGTAATAGGAACTTCAAATTCTGCTGGAGCCCCTGCTTCAATTTCTTCGGGTGTAGATTGTACACGGAAAGGTTCAATATTGAACTTTTTCTTTTGAGTATCTAAATGTGAAATAATAGTTTTTAAAATTTCTTTGTCAGCATTATTGACAAATTCTGTAATAAATGCAGAATCTCTTACAGACCCGTCAGGTGTAATGACTTCACTGATGCCTGAACTGACCATATTAATAGTAACTTCTGTTAATTTTCTAAAACTAACAGCAAATTTTTCTAACTTAGTAGTATCATCTAATGTTTCGTCGTTGACAATTTTTAATATACGTTGTTCTTCGAGACTTTTTATAGAATTTTTAGTAAACTCTTCGTAGGTTAGTGGACGTAATCTAATTTCTAAATCGTCTGCAAGTTTACAACAAGGATCAAATGCCGCACCAGCAAGTTTATCTAACACTAATCTTAGATCTGCTTCATAGGTTTTTTCTTCGTCAATTCCTGGCACTACTGTTTTAACGTCTAGCATTTCACCGTATGTTGCAATTCGAATTGCAACTAATATAGCATCTAAATCGATGCTGTGAATCTTCCAAGCATTTTTAATGTTAGGCATGCAACTTTGAATAACGTCTACTGTGGCTTGACCATTCATAAGAGCATCGGGAGTTTTCATAACAATTTCATCTTTGGCTGTCATGGAATACACAGGGTACTCTCCAGTATCTGTTTTTTCTAAACTTCCGTCAGGATAATAATTCCCAGAACTAGGCAATCTAATATAGATTTTTGGCTGTCTGAAATATTTGTGCAACGGATTCTGTTTAGCATTTTCCATGGTTTTTAACTCCGATAAATAAAGTAGTGCCTGTTATTTATATGCGCATATTTTAGGTAAAAAACTCTTATGGCAACAGTCAGTGGTGAATTAGGTGGGCAACCTATTATTTTAGAAAATGCCGCAAGTGAAGCGAC